CATTCAAAATAGATATATCTGGAGGAAATGATTACAATAATAAATTAAATGATGGTACATCAGATTATTATTATCATAGAGGCGGCACACCTAATTCCGCTACTACATCTGGCGGCGATAAACTTTGTATCTGTGTAGGTAATGTGTCAGCAAATAAATTAGAATATTTAAATAAAAGTTCAAACAAAGGACCCAGATTAGATATATGCGCACCGGGGACAAGTATTACTAGTAGTTTTAATAATTTCCTTGGTTATGGTGGAGTACAAGATACTAGAAATCCATCATTTTATGTAGGTGCTTTAACTGGAACTAGTATGGCTGCTCCCCAAGTTACAGGAGTTCTAGCTTGTTATTTACAGAGTAATCCAACCGCAGATATGGCTGCATCTTTATCTTGGTTAACCTCTAATAGTAAAACTGGAAGATTACTTGATGTTACGCCGGCGGCAGGTGAACAATATACTGTTCTAAGACATTTACAAAGCACACCTAATAGATATCTATATGCCCCATTTTCTAGTTTCACGTTAGAATCCTTGAGGGGAATCGCTGGGAGACCGTTGACCGGAGTATCATATCCCAGGGCAACAGGACAGAGAACCGGCTCAATAAGATGGCCTAGAAGAACTACAACATCAAGGATACGATAATGGCTAGAATAACAAATAGATTAGAACTAAAAGAATATTGCCTGAGGAGACTAGGTGCTCCTGTTATAGAAATAAACGTAGATGACGATCAGGTTGAAGATCGTCTAGATGATGCATTTCAATTCTATAGAGAATATCACTATGATGCCGTAGAATTAATATACTTGAAGCATCAATTCACGGAAGAAGAATTGCGTCAACAATACATAGAAATGAGTGATTTAGTTGTAGGTGTTAATCGTATTCTACCTTTTACGAATAGATCTAGAGGTTTAGATATATTTGATATACGCTATCAAATACTAATAAATGATCTATATAGTTTGATGTCCACAGATTTAATATATTATTCTATGGTGAAAACTCAGCTAGAATTAATAAATCAGTTACTAGTAGGACAAAAACCAATACGTTTCAATAGACATATGAACAGACTCTATATTGATATGGACTGGGCAGCTGATGCTAGACCAGGCGAATTTGTTATTGTTGAATGCTATAGGATTCTAGATCCTGACACATATACCGACGTATATGATGATATGTTTCTTAAAAGATATGCAACTTGTTTAATTAAAAGGCAATGGGCAGAAAATCTCAAAAAATTTAGCGGAGTTCAACTTCCTGGAGGAGTAACACTTAATGGAGATACTTTATATCAGGAAGCAATGAATGAGATACAGCAAATAGAATCAGAAATACAATCTAAATTTGAATTGCCTGTAGATATGTTTGTAGGATAATATAACATATTCATCATCTAGGCTCATAGAGAATAATAACACCGTGTCTATAATAAATCTATAGTAAAATGGCAACAGTTAACCATTATTTTCAATCCGGTAGATCTATAGGTAGATCGTCTGAACATAATCTGTACGAAGATTTGATTATAGAATCTATGAAAATTTATGGATTAGAAGTATACTATATGCCTAGGAAACCCGGTAACGAGGATAGGATTTTAACTGAGGATACTTTAAGTTCGTTTAATTATGCTTATCCTATAGAAATGTATATGGAAAATGTGGAAGGATTTCAGGGCGACGGCGAATTGTTAACTAAATTTGGTATAGAACTTAGAGAAACTGCGAACTTTATAGTTTCTAGAAGACGTTGGGAAGAAACTGTAGGAAATACTGGCAATTCTGTCTTATTTCGTCCTGCGGAAGGAGATGTAATTTATTTTCCATTAACTAAATCATTTTTTGAAATACGTAAAGCCGAGAGTAAACAACCATTTTTTCAATTAGGTAAGTTATACGTATATAAGCTTTATTGCGAAATGATGCAGTTTTCCTATGAGAGGGTAAATACAGGTGTAGATGAGATAGATAGACTATTTAATCTAATGGATCAAACGATTGACAAGTTTGAATTCCTGTTGGAGTCTGGAGAAAGTTTACTATTAGAAACACAAGAACTTACTCCTATGGTATTAGAATCCTTTGTTGTCAATAATCAATTAACTGATACTAAGAACGATCTATTTACTTCAGAGGTGGATTCGGTTTTAGATTTTTCAGAAAGAAATCCTTTCGGTGAGGTATTTAGATAATGTTGGATCAACGATTTTATTGGGGGACTATAAGAAAAGCTATAGTTGCCTTTGGCAATGTTTTTAACAATATTGTTATACAAAGGAAGGATAAAGAAGGCAACATCATACAACTTATAAAGGTTCCTTTAAGTTATGCGCCGAAACAAAAGTTTTTAGCTCGTATACAACAAAGACCAGAATTTACAGAACCAGAAGTGCTAATAGAAAGCCCTCGCATGTCTTTTGAAATGGTGCAAATCGTATACGATCCTAATAGAAAAATTGCACCACTACAACAATCTAGATCATTAAATAATAGTACTTCTGCTAGTACGCAATATGCACCAACTCCGTATAATTTAACTGTATATCTATATATTTATTCGAGAAATCAAGATGATGGTTTACAGATAATAGAACAAATATTACCTTATTTTAATCCTGATTATAATTTAACATTTAAAGCTGTACCAGAGCTTGATATAAAAAATGATTTACCCATAATATTGGATACGATAGGTTTCGAGGATGATTATGAGGGCGATATTGCATCAAGAAGATCTATATTATGGACATTAAGTTTTACTATGAAACTCAATTTTTATGGCCCGATTAATACGCAAAGTATCATACGCAAAGTATATGCTTCTACCTATAATGATCTGGAATTAGTAACAAAACAACAAACTATTTCTGTTTCTACAAATCCTGCAAATGCTTCTCCTTATACCGATTATACATTTGTAGAAAATTTTGAGGATTTCTAATATGAAAGATATTCCTAAATTAAATGAAATTTTTGATTTAGATCCTTTTTCACAAAAACAATTAGAAAAAGTTTCAGAATCTATCAATAGCAATAAAGAAACTGACCAAGAAGACGATTATCAATTAGCTAGGCAAACTATGCGTAAGTTAATAATTAAGGGTGAGGATACTTTAGAGGAATTAACTAATCTAGCTAAAAATTCTGAACATCCGAGAACCTATGAGGTTGCTGGACAATTTATAAAAACTTTATCAGATGTTTCTAAGGATTTATTGGGGTTGCAAAAACAAGTAAAAGATTTGCAAGTGAATACTAGTACTCAACAAATTGGAACTCAAAACAATGTAGTCTTCGCTGGCTCTACCCATGAACTAATGAAACTACTGGGTAAACAAGATGACAGCAACACAATCAACCAATAAAAAACTTTCCTATAATGGAAATCCTAATCTAAAACAGATTGGTACTGCTATCTCTTATACTGCTGAGCAGGTAAAGGAGATAATTAAATGTTCTCAGGATCCTATCTATTTTATAGAAAACTATTGTCAGATAGTTTCCCTGGATAAGGGTCTTATACCTTTTAAACTATATGATTGCCAAAAAGAAAAAGTTAAAACTATTCTTGGTAATCGTAAAGTAATATTAATGGAAGGTAGACAGCAAGGCAAAACAATCACATCTGCTGCTTGTATATTGTGGTATACTCTTTTCCAACAAAATAAAACCGTAGCTATACTTGCTAATAAATCTGCAGCTGCTCGCGAGGTATTATATCGTTATGAATTGATGTATGAGCTTTTACCTATATGGATGCAGCAGGGGGTAAAAACATTTAACAAAGGTGATATTGAATTAGAAAATGGATCTAGAGTATTTACTGCGGCTACTAGCTCTAGCGGTATCCGAGGTAAATCTGTGAACTGGTTGTATATTGATGAGGCAGCAATTATACCAAATAATGTTGCTGAGGATTTCTTTACTGCGGTTTATCCTACAATTTCTGCAGGTGAAACTACGAAGATATTACTCACATCTACTCCTTTAGGATATAATCATTTTTGGAAATTCTGGAATGAAGCAGAACAGGGGTTGAATGGTTTCGTTCCTATGTTTATTCCCCACACTTTAATACCTGGCAGGGACGAGAAATGGGCAGAAGAACAAAGAGCGATACTCGGCGAACTTAAGTTTAATCAAGAAGTACTTTGCAGATTCTTAGGTTCTTCTAATACATTAATTAATCCAGATACCATTGGTAGGATGTCCACGAAACAACCTATTTACAGTAAAGATGGATTAGATATTTTTGAGGAACCTGAAGAAGAACATGTGTATATGATTTCTGCGGATACTTCTCGAGGAGTCGGCGGAGACTATTGCGCTTTCTCAGTTATAGATATATCCGGTTATCCGCACAAAGTAGTTGCTAAGTATAGAAATAATAGAATCAGTCCATTGGCATATCCCAATATTATTGCTAAGATTGGTAAGGATTATAATAAAGCATACGTTCTAGTGGAAATAAATGATAACGGGCAGCAGGTCGCAGATTCTCTGTATATGGATTTAGAATATGAAAATGTATTCTTTGTCGGATCAAATAGTAAAACTGGGCAGTTCTTATCTGGGGGATTCTCTCAGGGATCGACCTTGGGGGTCCGGACAACTAAATTGGTTAAAAGATTAGGATGTACAACCTTCAAAAGTTTAGTTGAAAGCAATAAGCTATTGATACATGATGTAGATATTATCGGGGAAATCTCCACTTTTATAGAAGTCAACGGGCATTATAAAGCGGATGAGGGATATCATGATGATTTAGTGATGACTCTTGTTCTTTATTCTTGGGCAACTAATGAGTCTTTCTTTAAGGATCTTACCGATACGAATCTGAGGAAAATACTATTTGAAGAACAGTTTAAACAAATCGAAGAAAATCTTACCCCATTCGGTATTATAGATCGAGGTCCCGAGCAAAAACCTCCCCCAGAAATAGAAGATGGATCAGTTTGGTTTACTGAGGAAAGGGAAAAGCCTTTACAAGATTTGCAGCTAGAGCTTCTTAGGAATGTCTAAAAGGTGATATTTATAAATAAATGGACATCATAATTAAAAAGAGCGACTATCTATAAAATCTAAGGAGAATAAGATGGCATTTCAACTTTCACCTGGAGTTTTAGTAACCGAAGAAGACCGTACTACTATAGTACCGTCGGTTGCTACAACCGCAGGCGCCTTTGCTGGCGCATTTAAATGGGGACCGGTGGATGAAGTCGTAACTATAGATTCGGAAATTAATTTAGTAGAAAGATTTGGTAAACCCAATGACACAAATGCCGGATATTTCTTTACTGCGGCTAATTTCTTATCGTATGGTAACAATCTTCAGCTTATACGAGTTGTGGATAAAGGCAGCGCAAGAAATGCGGTTTCTTCTCCTTCTGGCGGAGTTACCGGTGTTACTATAATAAACAGCCCAGATTATTTTACTACTTCCTCCGCTATTACTGTAACTTTTCAAGCACCTACTTCTCCATTTGGTGGTACTACTGCTCAAGGTACTGCAGTATTGTCGACCGCCGGGGTAGTTGATAGAATAACTCTAGATACTCAAGGGTTCGGTTATTCTAGGGCTCCTAATGTTTTATTAGTTGGGGGCGGAGGTACTGGTGCTACTGCAAATGCATCTTTTATCAACGGAGAATTAAATTCTGTTTCAGTTTCAGCTGTAGGCAATAACTATAATTCCTCATCCAATGTTGTTATTGAAAATGCCGCATTGACAGGATCATCTGCAAACCTAACAATCACCTATTCGGTGGTTTTAGATGCCATAGTAGATGGTGGAACTAATTATATTGCAGGTAATGCCAACATACAATTTATCGGAGGTAATATATTTTCAGGCGCATCCGCTTCCGCAAGTTTAATAATAGATCCTGCTACCGGTGCTATTACTGGTTTAACTTTTACTAGTCCTGGTTCTGGATATACTACGTTACCTACAGTAGTTATTAATCGTAATGATTCCAACGCTGGAACCAATGCCAACATTACAGTATCGTTAGCTTATGGTGCTATACGAGCAATCAATGTAGTATCCAGAGGCATTGGACATTATTATACACCCAATGTTATTATTAATAGAAATAATGCATTAGGTGGTGCAGATGCTGTTGCTACTGCAACAATTCAAGGCATCGTCGGCGATATACAAGTAAGAACAAGAGGATCTGGTTATACTTCTAAACCTACCGTAGTGATTGTTCCTCATTCATCGGATTCTCCCATTTCTAATGCTACGGCTAATGCTGTTTTATCCTACGCAGTAAATAGTGTTAATGTTACTGTCGGCGGGGCCGGATATTTAATTTCCCCTAATATCTCTATAACTTCGGGCAATTTAAGTGTAAATGCTAACGTTCAAATCGATCTTAATTCTGTTTTAATATTGAATGATGATAATTATGATAGCTCATTCTCTTCGGGTGGATTATTGTATGGAGAATTTGCTGCAAGATATCCTGGAGATTTGGGCAATGCTATTCGAGTTTCTATGGCAGATGCCAATACATTCAATTCTTGGGCATATGCTTCCCAATTCGATGCTGCTCCTGGTACTTCTTCACATGCGTCAGTTAGGGGTGGCAGCAACGATGAACTGCATATAATAGTTCTTGATTCTACTGCGGCCATTACCGGAACTGCGGGCACAGTGTTAGAAAAGTTTTCGTTTGTTTCTAAGGCATACGATGCTAAGAATTCAGATGCATCAACAAATTATTATAAGGATGTAATTAATAATCAATCTGCATATATTCGTTGGTTGAATCATCCTTCCGGAACTTCTAACTGGGGAACTACCTCATCTAATAAATCATTCAATCAGTTAACTGCAGCATATAATGTTATTCTTTCAGAAGGAAATGACGGATCTTCAGTATCTATATCAAATTTATCTGCAGGATATTCAGTATTCTCAAATGACGAATTATATGATATCAGCTTGATTCCTTTAGGACCAACTACAGAAGTTGCGGTAGTCAATGCTGTAATAGGTATTGCTGAATCGAGAAGAGATTGCATAGTATTTGTTTCTCCTCCATACGCAGATGTTGTTAATACTATAAATCAAGCAACTAAGATTACAACCTATAGAGATAGCTTAACTAGCTCTTCGTTTGCAGTGTTGGATTCCGGTTGGAAGTATCAGTATGACAGATATAACGATAAATACAGATATGTTCCTCTGAATGGAGATGTTGCGGGATTAGCTGCGAGAACAGATTATGTTGCAGATCCTTGGTTCTCTCCTGCAGGTTACAATCGAGGTATTATCAAGAATGTTGTTAAATTAGCATACTCTCCTTCTAAGACAGACAGAGACAATCTATATAAGAAAGGAGTAAATCCTGTAGTAACATTCCCAGGACAAGGAACGTTATTATTTGGAGATAAAACTCTGCTTGCTAGACCAAGCGCATTTGATAGAATAAATGTTCGTAGATTGTTTATTGTTCTTGAAAAGGCCATAGCTACTGCTGCAAAGTTCCAATTGTTTGAATTTAACGATGCGTTCACTAGAGCTCAGTTTAGAAATCTGGTCGAACCATTCTTACGAGATGTCCAGGGACGCAGGGGTATTACTGATTTCCGCGTGATATGCGATGATACCAATAATACTGCAGAAGTTGTAGATAGAAACGAATTTGTCGCAGACATATTCATCAAACCAGCAAGATCTATTAACTTCATACAGTTGAACTTCGTCGCAACAAGAAGCGGAGTTTCATTCGAAGAAGTTGGAGCATAGGAGAAAGTAAATGGCAATTCCTTTTAATGTTGAAAGGTTCAAAGCTGAACTTACAAACGGCGGGGCACGCCCGAATCAATTCGCAGTTCAACTTACCTTTCCCAATTATGTAGCTAGTAGGGCAATTGCAGTAAGGAAAGGACCTTTTCTAGTTACTGCTGCAGAATTGCCAGGTCAAACTATCGGAATTGCTCCAGTATTTTATAGGGGCAGATTAGTTAAAATGGCGGGTGACAGAGAATTTGCACCATTTGCATGTACTGTTCTAAATGATGCAGGATTTACAATTAGAACAGCTCTCGAGCAGTGGATGAATGGTATGGATGATCTTCAAAATAAAACTGGTAGATTAAATTCATCTGAATATCAAACAGACATGTTTATTACCCAGTTAGATAGAAATGGTGCTATTTTGAAACAATATAAATTGATAGGTGCCTTTCCTGTAGATATTGGGCCCGTACCATTGGATTTTGGTACAAATGACG